GGAGCCCCAGAGGATCCCGAAGGAGTGACCTAAGGTGTTGATTGAGAACGAAAAAAAAGAAATAAGGCCTTGTCCGCCCCATCGCACCAACGCACCAGCGTATATCCCATCGGAGATATGCCTTCTACCCCCTTTGGGATATGCCGATGGCCTCCCCTGGCCATCCCTCGGGGCTGAATCAGAGTGTGGATCTGACGCAACCCCAAGGGAATCAATGCCTTAGGCCGCAGTGTGCCCTCGGGTGTGCCCTCGCCGACCAGCGGAAGCGTGCGAGCGCACCCACGCGCCCACGCGCACGCGCCCGCAGGCGCCCCCACGGGGGGAGCGCGCGGCCACGAAATATCCATTGACCCTTCAGAATTTTGTGCAGAACTATGGGGACCCCATTGGGACCACCACTGGGACCATTGGGACCACCAGTGGGACCACCACTGGGACCATTGGGACCACTAGGAACGAGAGCTGAAGACAACCACCTGGGCCTCCTCTGGGTCATCCTCTGGGTCCCCCAGCTCGAACTCCACTGAGTCCTCGTCTGAGCCCAGCTCAACGAGGGCCTCGAAGAGGTCCTCAGGGGACTCACAGATGTGGATCGAGGAGCCCTCCCCCAAAGTAAGTAGTGTAGTAGGAGTACCCTTAGGGGCCCCCTTAGGGCTCACAGTGGTATCCACTGTAGCAGTCACTATGGCATCCCCCATGATCACACAGGGGCGACCATAGGAATCAGTTAGTAGCAGCCAGCCTGACATCTAATGGGCTCCTTTGTGTGTCCCTTAGAAGTTCCCTAAGGGGATATACTTCTACATAGTCTCTTATGGAGAGATCCCTAAGGATCACCTTAGGGGTCCCCCTTGCTCCTAGAGTGAGGGAAAATACTTATCCACACAGGATGGTAGTCATTCTCATCCCCAGGAGGGGGACCCCACTAAGCCCAGGGGTCTCTTATCCAGGTCTCCCTTTGTTTCCCAAATGCCTTCCCTAGGACACCCTCATGGAACTTCTCCAGCTCCCTTTCCAGTTGTCTGGTCTTGTGTTCGTCTACCGCTCTCTGGGTGTCCTTGGCCATACTTGCTACCCAGTAGCCAACCCCTCCCGCGAGGGCATCCAATCTGTCATCATGTCTCAAGGAGCCACGATCCTTGGTGATGCGAGTGAGCTGATACAACAGTTGATTGTGGATGTTGTCAGTCTTGAGATCCTTTAGTATCAGCTTACGGTCGATCACCAACCTATGTTGATTGAGGACTGGCTCCAGGGTGTCAATGATCCTCAGCTCTTTCTGTCCCGAGTGGCGAATCTCTTCTACTCCCACTGGGTACACCTCATTGAGAACAGGTTTCAGAAGCTCAGTGAACATACCATCACCGAAGTTGGACTCAACCTGTACTAGGTTGACCTTCAGGTCCCTGGCCTTCTCTGCCAGGAACCTCAGGTTCTCCTCGATGTAGCCTCCCCTGAGGCCACCCCCATCGAGCAGGAACAGCAGACCGTGGAGGTGCTTGACGACCACCCAGCCCACCTCGTCTGCGCCTCGACCGGCTGGATCGATGAACATCAGCGAACCGGTGTACTCGGTAAAGTCAGGTGAGACCCACATGGGCTTGTTCCAGCAGTCCCCCGACAGGCCCACGTTGGGCATATCGTTGATCACTTGGTCAGGGCCTGAGCCCCAGACCAACCGGGTGGGGGCCACCTCGGGGTTGATGTCGAAGACTATGAAGTCACTCAGCTTCAGGGGATACCGTTCCGAGTCACTTATCGAGGTATCAAGCTGGAACTGGAGGGCAAACCCAGACCGACCATACGAGGCCTCTCGTTCATCTAGATCGAGCAGGTTGAACCGCATGGGGTCCACGGGGGTCCCCTCGGGGGTCCCCTTGGCTATGAGGTCCATGATGAACGGGGCCAGTCGGCCCTCGTACTTGATCACCTTCTCGGGGGTAGGCACCTTGGCGGGCCAGATGCGAACGTCGTACCCTCGCTCGGGCAGCCGGTTGTAGACCGACATCTCGGTCTGGGGTGTCCCTAAGTACAAGATCCTGGACTCGGGTTTGGGCGAGAGAACAGCATCGAACTCCTTGACTGCCTCCGCGAGCTTGTCCCTTTGGAGTTGGGTCAGCGAGTTGTTGGCCACCTCGATGTCGTCAGCCACGATGATGTCTGCTCTCGACCCGGTGATCTGCCCAGTGATCCCAACAGACTTCACAGAGGGAGCATGGGCGGGCTTACAGGGACCCACATCGAAAGCGATGTTCGAGTCTCGTTGACCCTCCCTAGGCTTCAGGTGCGCGAGCAGGGGGAGGTCCCCCAGGAGCCGCTTGGTAAAGATCGAGAACGCATCCGACCTCTCCTTGGAGGCACTCACAACGAGAATCTTCTTCTCTGGGTCCATCAGGAGCTGGTGCAGCACAAAGGCTGATGTGATCCAGCTCTTGCCCACTCCTCGGAAGGCCTCCACCATGGCCCGCTTGGGTCCATTCTGGAGATACTCGGCTATGTCGTACTGGACAGGGGTGGGGTCAGGTAGTCCCAGGTGCTTCCAGACCACCCACAGGAAGTTCCTGAAGTCATGCAACTGTTCCGACATTCGTAACTCTCTCGCTAGGGGGAACCCAAGGATGGCCCTGTGAGGCCCTAGGAGCCCCGTAGAGGCGTTCCCAGGGGTCAACCTATGGTAGGGTAGCGGGTGGCCCCCCAGGAGGCCCCACAGGGCCTCCCAGGGGCTCCCTTAGGATCAGGTCTGTTCCAGGGAGATGGTGTACTCGATCTTGTCTCCCACAGCCAGGGCCACCCCCGTGTGGTCCCCATGGACCAGTAGGGTCCCCGCAGCAGACGCGGTGAAGACCCCGGCATTGGTGATGGTCTTGCCCGAACCAGCACAGGTCAGGGTGCCAACCCACTGGAGCTTGTCAGCCGTGGGCTGGCTCTTGGTGGCCGCTACGCGGGCCTCAGAGGCCTCGGTAAACAGGGTGGTGCTGTTCTTCGCTGCGGTCCCGGCGCCGGTCCCCCAGCCGATGTAGAAGGTCCCAAAGGCGTCAATCTGGTCGATGACCCACTCTTCGCCTGCTTGTGTGAACACATTTGCCATTGCTTATGCCCTCCTTAGGGTCAGCGGTTGGTGTCCCCAGGGGGAACCACCTTGGTCCCCTCGGGCATAGGTACATGAACCTCGGGAAGCTCTTCCCAGGTATTGGTCTGGGCTCGGAAGACCCGGCCCTTGATGACCATCTTGCTTTCCCCCTTGATCACCATGGGTCCCTTGGGGTTGTCTTCGGCTCCACCAGCTTTGGTCCAGACCCGGCCCCGGTCTGCCTTGGTGTCAGCTCGGACCTCGTTGCGCTTCTTGGCATCCCAGTTGGCTCCCGCTCGGGACACCTTGTCCTTGATCCACCCGTAGGCTTCCTTAATGGCTACCAGGGCCTTCGTAAAGATGTTCATTAGGTCTCCTTAGGCTTACGCCTGCGTCTTAACAGCAGGGCCCTGAAGCCATCCCCGGTCAGTTCCGGTGGAGGAGGGTCGCCGTCAATGAAGGTATTGGTTGATGATGCCAAGCCAAGGGCTGTGGCAACGAACGTCTTAGCGGTCCTAAAGGAACTGACCACTAGGGCACCACCGCTGGCAACCACAGCCCAGCTCATGCGGACCCACCTGGACCACCCAGCGGACCCCTGGGCAGTCGCTGGTATGGTCCTGTAGTAGGTGGCCACTCGGGAGAACCCTGAGATGCCCTGGGCTACGGCTGCTATTCCCCTGGAGATTGCCGTAACGAGGGTGCTGGTAAGGGTCACCACCCCAGCCGCTGTGGCTGACTGAGAGATCCTGTTTAGGAGCCCATAGGTGATCCCTGGGGTTCCCTGGGCTGACACCTGGATCTGCTGGCCAATCGAGCGGGCCCAGGCCATGGTCCCCTGGGCCGCCGCTGCGATTGCCTTCTTGAAGGTGTTAGCCCTGGTCAGGACTATGCTAGACACGGCGGTAGCAACCAGGGTCCTGGCAAAGGTCAGTGCCCTGGAGAGCCCCATGGAGCCCACAGCCGTACCTACGATGATCTGTTTGAGGACAGAGGCTGTGGAGGAGGAGGCTGACCCAGTCGCTGTTGCCGCCAGGGTTTGATAGTAGGTTGTGCCACCACCCCCCCCTGAGGCAGAGCTGGTGCCAACCAGGATTGGCCTTAGTGATCTCATGGGTTACTCCGGTTAGGCAGGCACCAGGAACTGATACTTGTTCAGGTAGTAGGAAAACAGTTCGGCCGGCGTCAGCTTGCGGCGGAACACGCACAGGGAGAACAGATTGACCTCGTTCGCAGGCGCCGCAAGAATCACAAGGTCTTTCTGCGCCGGGAAGTCCCAGGCGCCGACGCCCGCCATCGCGTAGGCGCCCTCATAGCGTCCGTTGTAGTAATGCTCAAAGTTGGTTTCTGCGGTATTGAATACCACTGCGGACTGGAATACGGGGCCGGCGCTGATGCTGACGCCAGTCGCCACGGAAGAGGTCGAGTTGTTTCGCGCCAGCCCTAGTCGCAGTACGGCGCTGTAGGTGGACCAAGAGACGCCCTCGACGTCGGTGCCCGTCCTGAACGCGATGCCCTCGTTGTTGTCGTATCCGGTGTTAAATGCCATCTCCAGGATGGCCGTCCCGGCAGTTAGCCTGCCGGCCACCTCTGTCTCTGTGCCATACGATGCGATGACCGTTGGATTGGTGCCAGCGGTCCATGCGTCAGGACTAAGCGTTGACTGCTGGCCCGCCAGTGCGCGTTTGCCGGATACGAGATCGACATTTCGTACCCAGAACATGGCGCACGCCTGTCCCAGCGGATGGCTGCGGTCTATCGTGACGCGGCCCAGTGGCCGCCGGTTAGGCACCAGCAACCTGGGCTCGCGCAGCATCGCTTCATCAACTACTGCGATAGCCATGACTATGCCTCATCAGCCAGGAAACCGTGCGGCCTGTATTTGAGCGTGTTACCGCTGCTCGGGATCGTCGCGTTGCCGCGATTGCGGATGCCGACCTTGAACTTCCCGTTGGGCAGCGTTACCGGCCCGCAGATTGCGTACTGCGCGGCAGTCGATCCAGTGAGAACAAAGGCGTCGCGATAGTGCGCCTGAT